GTTTTTCCCCGCGTCTTGTCTGATCGAGTTTGTCCATCACTTTGTGTAGTGTACTCGACTTCGTGGACTTCGATGTTATGTGTTTACATACCGTTATGATATTCTGATTTAAAATTTTTCGGTTAATAAAATTTTGTCTTGGAGTCATTGGTTTGATTGACTTCTGTCGTGGTGTGCCGTGCTTTTGCACGTTGGCTTTTCTTCCGTATTCTATACGAGGTGTTATTATATATATATTTATTATTTAACCCATTGTGTTATAATCTTTTGATGGTATAACAATGGAGTATAATTACTTATGCTGCCAGTTGGCAGATAAAAGCATTAATTGTTGCTGCCCTCGTAACAATGTGAATACATAATAGAGAGGATGTTTCCTGTGCGCCATCATCTATTTTAGAGTAATTAAATGCCTGTTGTAGAGTATATATGGTGATGCTTGCATATGGTAGTGATTTATTATTCGTAGTGCGGGCTTAGGCTATTATGGTTGGGATCATTTGGGTTTGCTACCCTTATTGAGAAAGGTCTAGTCATGGTTTTTGCATTTCCATGCTAATCTAGCGTCGCGTTCTTAACCGACTGGTTATACTATTTGTATATCCAGCGGTGTTAACTTAGAACTGGGGACACCCAAGCCCTTAACGATTAAGGATGAAAAAGGGAGTTTCTTTTATATGGTAAAAAAATATGGAAAAAATTCTAATGCAAATGGTCCTGCGACCGCCGTGTTTCGCAATGCCCCTAAAGAATTAGTCTTTAGGGAGGTGAAGTTAGATCCCTCTGAGCTTGTGAGTAATCGCTTTGGTTGTGCTGCACCTGTGTCGTTTAAAGTGTGTGAAAACTTTTATCGTAGATATGATGTACCTTATTTTTCACCGAATCATGTTTCTGTTAAGTCAGTTAATGATTCTGGTGTTAAAGGTCCTATTCTTGTGTGGAATGGGACGGTGGCTTATTTTGATGTGCGTGATGTTGATAACCATTCTGTGTATAAACAGAAGTTGGTTAAATATTATCGCAAGATTAAGCCTGTGTTGTTTGTTCCGGATAAAGTGTTTGATGCGAATCATTATCAGATTTCTAAGCGTATGCATGTTGTGATGCAAAAACGTTTGGAATTTTCTGATAAGAAGATTCGATCTTATTCCCTTAAAGATAAACAACGGTTTCTTAAGTTTGTTTCTAGTGTGACTAAACGCACTAGGAATCTTGAACTTGAGCGTTTGTTGGTGAGTTTTGGTGTTGGACGTGAGGATATCATCATACGTGACGGTAAATATTTGCTTGGTCCAGGTGTTGAATTTGATGGTGACCAAGAGAAAGTTGAATTTCTTACTGGCCTTGAACGTGTTAATGAGATTGCGCCAGCTGGGGATCAGAATGGTCAGTGTTATAAGACTTATGCTGAAGCATATGCTGTTCTTCCGCCTCCCCCTCCTCCTTCTAGGCCTCCGCCTAGCGTGCCAAGGGTTGGTTTTGATTTTGCTAATTATGAGCAGTCAAAACCTTTTTTGACTCGTGTTAATGATAAGATTAATTGGGATGATGGTAATATATTTGGTTTGGCAACCTTGATGGGGTTGCCTGTTTGCCTCCAATTAAGTGATTTATATGAGTTACTTTTGGTTAAGGTGCCTGGTTTGTATGCCTCGGCGATTGATGGTTCTATGCGTGGCTATACTTACCATGTCCTACAGATATTTAATATTGTAGGGCGATTGTGTGGTATGGATTATCACCATGTTGGTAGTTTTATTGGCCAATTTATTAATGATTTAAGTAATTTTGTAATATTTGGTGTTTATCATTTAATAGCTGAATTGGTTGATATGT